ATGCCAGAATTACCCGAAGTCGAAACAAGTATGAGAGGCATCTCGCCTTACCTTGTAGGGCAGAAGATCAAAGAGATTATTGTTCGTCAGCCGAAATTACGTTGGGCTGTGAGTTCAGAGCTTTCAACTATGCAAGGGGCGACGATAATTGAGATTTACCGCCGAGCTAAGTATTTAATTATTCAGACAGATAAGGGCGATATTTTAGTTCATTTAGGAATGTCGGGATCGTTGGGTATTTTATCGGTCAAAGAGAATAAGGCGATAGATAAGCACGATCATATCGATCTCATCACAGAAAACGGCGTAATCTTACGTTATAACGACCCACGAAAATTTGGAACCTGGCTTTGGGCAGAGCAAGCTGAAACAGCAGAGTTATTAGCAAATTTAGGGCCAGAGCCTCTTTCAGAAGCCTTTACAAGCGGTTATTTATTTGAAAAAAGTCGCAATAAAACGGTTGCTGTGAAAAACTTCATTATGAATAACGCTATCGTTGTTGGCGTGGGCAACATCTATGCTTGCGAATCACTTTTTATGGCTGGAATCCACCCCGAATTAGCCGCACAAAATCTAACCGCGAAACAGTGTGAGAGATTAGTCACTGTGATTAAAGAGGTTTTGACAAAAGCGATTATCCAAGGGGGAACGACCTTGAAAGATTTTATTCAGCCTGACGGAAAACCAGGATATTTCGCCCAAGTATTACAAGTCTATGGTCGCAAAGGCGAGGAATGTAACGATTGTGGCTCTATTATTGAAGCTAAGGTAATCGGGCAACGAAATAGTTTCTATTGTCCAAAGTGTCAGAGATTACCGAAGTAAATCACATAGTAGACAAATGTGTTAATGTTTTACAAACTATGCGTTTAATCGGTATTATATAGCACTTGCTACATAACACTGCTTTTTATATGGCATAGCAACCATTTTGTCTACTATTCCTCCGAAAATATAATGGGATTGATCGAAAAAGTTTCCCTTTATTCTTTAAAGAATGTGAATTTCGATTTAACTTTGGAACAGCAAAAGAGCAACTTAAAAGGTTGAGAAAATGGTGTGGAATTTAGGGCTAATCTAATACAGCCCCTTTATTTATTACAACCAACGAGCAACATTTTGTTTATATTGGCGATAACTCTCTCCAAATTTCTGTTCTAAAATCCGTTCTTCCGGCTCGATTTGAAAACGGGTTATATAAGCAATAAATCCCCACACGACAAGCAATGCGAACGCATTGCCTAGCCAAAATGCCCAAGCGGATAATAGACTTGCCAACCCTAAATTAAACCAATCCAACATAACCATCATTAAATAAGTAAGATAAATTAGGGAAAAAATTGAATTAAACGGAATAATGTGAAATAAAAAATGAAAAGGCATTACACATAGAGAAATAAAAAACTCAGCCGATTTTGACTGAGTTTTTCATTTTAAGGGGAAGGGAAATCACTCTTTGAACATATCTAACTGGCGTTTAGCAACTTCTTCTTTTTGGACTCGCTTCACAATCTTGTAGATCCATTGAAGAGAAAGCCCGTATTTCTTGGCGAGAAAAGAATGGTTATTACCAGTAAATTCATTATAGATTTGTTTTTCTCGTTCACAAGCGAACAATTCCAATGCTTTTGGCATATAAACATTCAAACCGCCCCAAGACTGCCCAATTTTCATTGCTACAATCATTCCTATATTCTCCGCAAGCTCTTCACAAATGCCAAATTCTTTCGCGGCAACCACAGTATGTTTCGCCAAATCTGCCAATAGGTCAGGGGCTTTCGTGTGAAAATCTTCATTGTCAAATTTGGCGATACTCATACTAATTACCTACTCGTTTTTTCCATTGTTTTAAGGTTTCTAACAAAGAAGCTGTATCAGTGGCGGAAAGATCTTTCCAATGTTTAACTGTTGGAAAATAGCGTTGTGCGAAGATATCTAATGCACGAGAACTTCCTTCAGCTACGACATTTTCCTTTTCCATTTGCTTCCATACCGCCCACAGTTTTCGCTGAATAGGCGACAGTTTTTCAGCCTTAGGCAACCGAATCTTAGCCCCTTTTTCTTGCAGTATTTTCACAAGTTTTACAAGCTCTGAATAGCTTATATTTTTTGCAGAATTTTGGTAGAATTGTTGAGAAAGTAGGCTTCGATAAGTTTCATCGTCCATTCCTAACTGATTTTTACCAATATGCACTAACTGCAACAGCTTATTTCGCATAACGTCCTCCTCTTAATTGCTTGAGTAGTTCACTCAATCTTGCTGAATTTTTTGCCATTTGTTCATCGCTGATTTGTGGTTCAGGTAATGCTTTCATCCTTCTGGGTGGCATTGCTTCTAACAAATGTTTGGGAGCAGGAAACCATTCACAAGTAAATTTACTCATCGAATTTTACCCCCTAACTTCACCAAAATCCCCTTCGCATTCTCAACATAAATAGAAGCGTGGGTCATTTCCTGTTTATGTAAGGCTTTTTCTGCTTGTTGTAGCTGAACAATCGCCTCGTGAATTTGCAGTTTAAGTAAATCAGCGAGTTCCATCATTTTCTTCGCTCCCGTTTGCCTTGCCAATTCTTACAATAATCCGCACGGTTGTGACACCATTCTTTCTGCTTATCTGTTAAAGCGTATTTGCCTGCCAAATTCCATAAATTTGCCGCTTGAGCATAATTGCCAAGCTGCTCAATTTTGGCAGCCGCCTCCGCTTTTTCCTGATAGAGCGAACGTAACTCTTGCTGTCTTGCTGGAGTCATTTCCGCACCTCCTCATCATTCGGCTTAATGACAAACTCTTCCACACCTTCCCGAATGGTTACGCCCGAAATTGAGCGTGCTACATCAGGCTCGGCAAGCATCGCTTCTTTGTTGAGTTCTTCTTTGGTGCGGATAAAACGGAACAGCCCAAGATTTTTGAGGCTTTCCAAAATGTTATCAATACCTTTTGCCACCACCGCAGGCGGTTTCGCACGCCACTGCACCTCGCCTGTGGTAAAGTAAGCCGTTTTCTGTTTACCACCATTGGTTAATTCATCACGGCGACTTTCACAATAAGCCTGCACCGCCTGTTGCAACGGTTTCACCTGCTCTTTTAAAGCGTGAATTTGTGCCGTATATTTCTCATCAACGGCGGCTTTCTCGTCCGCTTGCAGGGTGGAAAGTCGCACCTGCTCACGTTCTAAATCACCGATACGTTTAATCGCCAATGCCACATCATCAGCGGTTTGTAATGCAATTTCTTGCACATCACTTTTTACTCTTGTTACTCGTTTAGCCATTGTTCTGTTCCTCTTTGGGGCATTGATAAGGATAAAAATCTGCATTGATCTTCGGGGTTAAATTGCCGTTCGGCGAGCGTAAATAAATCACTCCATCCACGCAGATTTCACTGTAATAATAATTGTGCTCTAAGCCGTTATCGGGTAAATCACAGCCTACCAACAGCAAACAACTAGGTAAAAAACATAAATATTTTGCCAATTTACACATTCATCACCACCCGTCCGTTTACTTTTGGAATACCCAAACTCTCCGCCAAATTCATCGCCGCTGTCAGCAAATTCCCTACCGCTAACGGATAGAGCAAACTGGTCGTGGTTTTGTTGCGGTTAGTACTGGTTAAGCGTTGTCGAACTGCTAAGAATGCATCTTCTTCAAAAATATCGCTCACCTTTTTGCCCACACGTTCTAATTTATGCTCCACAAAGCGTTCCAATTCCGCATCAAGTGGTGCAAGCTCAACAATCTCGCAACGTTGCACCACCTCACGCACTTCGGTATTGCGTTCGGACAGTTTCAGCTTCAGTTCAGGCTGACCGACCAACACAATAGAAAGCAGTTTTTTGAAACCGTCTTCCAACTCAAAAAAGCGTTTTAAATGTTTCAACGTGGGTACAGGTAAACTGTGGGCTTCTTCAATAATCAGAACGTGACTGTAACCGCTCCGACTACTTTCTTTTAGCACTCGATGCAACTGGCGAAAGCGTGCTTCAGGTGAACGTTTCACGCTTTCCAGCGGTGCAAGGGTGGTAATAATTGCCTCGGCAATATGGGAAGCCTTCAAGGTTTTACCTTTAAGATCATTGTCTTCCATTGCGATGATATACGGCTCAATCGCAATAATCGGAGCGTTTTCTTGGTTAATTCGGTCAAGCAAATCACGGCGTAGCGTAGATTTACCGGCACCGCTTTCGCCGACCACCGCCATAAAACCACCGTGTTTAGCAGTTTGGAATAGGGCTTCTCGTACATAACGCACATCAGCGGAAGTAAAAACATCTTCCGCACTGCGTATATCTTCTGCAAATGGATCACGAAATAGCCCAAAATGTTTCTTCGTGGCTGGAAATAGAGCCTGTTTTGCGAGTAACATAATGTCGTCCTTAATTTCTTGTTTGGTTTTAGGGACGGAAGCGGCAGGCTCGGTCGCCAAACTTTCCCCTGTCGCTTCCTTTTCTAATAGCGTTGCAAGCGGTTGGTTTATGCCAAATTCTTGCAAAGCAGCTATTAAATTCTCTTCTACTTTCTCCCAATTTTTGGGTTTTTGATGTTGATTAATCAGTAATGAAAAGGCAGTGGGAGAAATCTTTACTGATTGAGCAAATTGCCGAAAGCTCACACCTTTATCAATCAACATCTGTTTTAGTTTCAACACATCTTCAATCTCCGTTCATCAAAATTAAGCCACTTTAAGCTGTAACACTTTGGTTTCAGGGTTTAAAATCTCAGGTAATTCCACACCTTGTAACCACAGCTCTAACAGCTCCACAGGAACACCATCAGGGAAGTGCTTCGCCAAATGTTTATAATGTTTACCACTCCATTCAGGGAACTTACCTTTTAGTGCTTTAGCACACTCCACAAGACAAACAGGCTTCTGCTCAACTCGGCGAGCATTGGTCGTCAGCTCGTGTTCTTGTCCTTTTTTCGGGATAAACCAGTTCAACTCCGTTTCTTTGATATGCTGATAAGGGTCAATTTCGCCATTAAATAACGGTTTATTTGCCTTTTTCGCCCGTTTCAAATCCTCTTCGTTGTCCACCCCGTAGGCAAGTTGCTCCGCTTTTTCCTTGTTGGTTTCAAACTCGGTTTTACGGTGAGCTTTGTACTCCTCGCCAATCACTGCCGCATCGACACGGAAGCCCAGCTCATTGACTTCCACAGGCTCAAGCACCACCCAGTAAGGTTTCATTTCCGCCTTACCTTCGGCATTAAATACCTGCTCAAAGCACTGCACCTGCACACATTCAGGGCGGTAAGGATTTTTACCTACCAGCACTTTCTCACCCACTCTGGCATCAGGTACATCTCGCACATCGTAACGGCGATTTTCAAAGCTGATTTCCAACTTATCGCTGACTACACGTTCAGCCAGAGCGGTAATCATCAACTCTTGGCAAATCTCACGGCTTGGCGGTATCACTAACTGTTCAGGGCGGATAAACTGCCACATCTGATAGCGTGTCCGTTTATGGCGTGAATGAATGGCTTTGCCGTTAAAATATCGCATCCAACGGTGAGCCAGTTGGTTAAGCTCCGCCAGTCCACTGACATTCATAAAGCGTAAACCACTCTCAAATTGCCGTTCCACGATGTCGTTGCCTTTCTCCACTTGTCCTTTTGCTCGGGCGTTGTGGGCTTTAGGAATTTCCACCTTCACATCAAGCTGGTGCAATAGATGGGTGAACATCTGTGAAGTGTTAGCACTGCCTCGGTCAAACATTAAGATCTTCGGCACACCAAAAAACGGCTCTGCAGGACTGTCTTTTTTCTGAATGGCGTTAATAAAGGTTTCACTAATGTTTTCCGCCGTTTCGCCACCATAGACATATTCCACATAAATCACACCGCTTGCGTGGTCAGTAATCACATATCGCCAAACCCGTTGCGGTTCGACTTTAGCCACATTGGCAGGTTTATTCTTATAGAACTGTTCTTGTTCCATAATACACAGCCCATTGCCTTTGCCTGTTTCCTTTAAGTAATACAGCACACATAAAGACGGGTCGATTTGCCAAACGTGGTTCGGGTGACGGCTTTGCAACTGCACCACAGGTGTAGGGCGTAATAACTGGTCGGGATGCATATTGGCGTTGCGTAATGCACGCTCCACACTGGTGGCGGAATAAGGGCGAATTTCCCCTGTTTGACTATCCAAGAACTCCGCTTTTACTTTATGGTTAGCTCGTAAAATATCTAACACGCGTTCCAGCGTTGCCATTGTTTTGCCGTTTTTACGCCGAAGCTGTAACCAAGTGGCACTAATCACTTCAAGTTCTGCTTTATCCATTTGGTGCTTCCCCTTATCCGACCGCACTTTGCGACCACTCGCAGGGCGGTAAGGTTTAATTTGCCTTAAGAAAGTCGCTCGGCTTAACCCCGTTTTGTTGCAACCTTCTTCAATAATTTTCTCCTTCTCGCCAAAGCCTGCTTTCTCCACACGCTCGGCATATTGGGCGAGAACGCTCGGTAGTATTGCCATTGCATTGTCCTTACTCCGTATCATCTCTTGCCCATTCAGGCAAATCTGAACCGCTTGGGCTATCATCGAGCTGGAAATGTTGCTGAAGCTCACTCAATATCAACTGATATTCCGCCAACACACCGCTCATAAATTGACGGTGGTCAATGCTGGTTTCTTCGCTATGTTTTGCTAAGGCTTCAAAGGCTTGCCATACTTGCCCACGCAAAATGGCTTCGGCTTTATAGCTAATCTGTGTCGTTTCTTCTCGCAACTGCCCACCACGCTGGTCAGGGGTTTGGGTTTCAATCGCTTTGGTTTTCTTGGCAAGCTCGGTGTCTAAGCGATCAATCTGGGCATTCTTATTGGCAAGTACTTTTGCCTGAGCATCATAATCGTCTGATTTACGTTTTAGCTTCGCCTCTAGCTCCGCTTTTTCTTTGGCGTGTTTGGCGGTTAAGTCTTCGATTTTCTCAATCAACTCTTCCTTATCAGTGGCTTCCGAATAATCCGCTTCCACAATTTCCGCTCTTGCGGCTTCCGGCAACTGGCGAAGTTTACGCATTTCACGGTAGCCTAAACCAAGGCGTTGGCTGGTTTCGAGGAAGTCTTCGCCGAAAACCGTCAGATTTCTCAAATCTTCATCAACTTTCTTTACACCTAAACCACAAGCGGTTACATATTGCTCCCAACTACCGACCGTCAGCAGTTTTCCGTCGACATAAGTGACTAAACCTTTGTATTTCTTGGTTTCCTTAATATCGGCTAAAATTTTCAAACTACCGACCGTCAGCAATTTGCCAACAAAGTTAAAGGCTTTTAACATCCCCATCGCTTCGTGGGCTTCTGCAATATCCTGCGTCATCGCCTTTGCGGCTAATGCCACCGCATTCTGTTCTTGGCTTAACGTTAATTCACTCATTATTCTGTTCTCCTATTGTAAAATTTGCCTAAAATGCACCTGCTTGCACTCGGGAACGTACCTGTGCCAATCGCTCCGAGGCTTTCTGCATTTCGCTTTCGTGTGCCACGGCAATTTGTAAAATCTGATAGCTCAAGCCATAAGCACCGGTGTCCAACCGTTGCACAAAGCCTTCCGCCTCTAAAAAGGCAATGGCACGGGTCACATTTACCGGCGTTTCGCCAATGGCTTCGCACATTTCTTTATTGGTTAGCCCTGTCAAACTTCTGCCTTTTAAGGCTTTTAAAATCCGCAACGCCCGTTGCGTGGTGTTGAGTTTTTCTCGGCTCATTTCACCCCTCCTACTGTTAAAAAGTGCGGTTGTTTTTCTGTTTGTTTGGCTTGTTGTTTTGCCTGTTCGGCTTTATAAGCCTTGCTGTTCCAGTATTTTTTCAAATACCAAAGACAGAGTTTTTCTAACATTCTTTTCATTGTTTTTTCTCCTTGCTATCTTAGTTACTCCATTCAATCAACATAGGAGTAATCAATGGAAAACCAACTTAAACAACTTCAAGCCGATATTGAAACCTTAAAAGGCATTACTACCGCTCAAGAAGTTATTATTAAACTGTTGCTCAATGATGGCGTTACCCCACGCCAACGAGCCATTATTCGTCATCAGCTACAAAATGCTGTGCTTGGAAGTCCACTAGCCACTTCGGCGAGAACACCACCAGCCCACATTGAAGCAGCATCACAGGCACTAGCAGATTTCGTTGCTCATCTGAAAGGCTAGCTTTATAGGCATTTAATGCCATTTCATACTCATCAACGGCTGTTGCGTTCGCACCGCAACGGTCGTTTTTATTTTCATTGTTCATAAAAATCTCCTATAACAAAGCGGTCAAAAACCGCATTTTTTCTGCAAAAATATCGCTTTAGGATCTACCAAATTATTAAAGAGCAATGCGTAGGTCGCCACCTTGCGTTAAGCCGCAGCTTTGGTTTCAGGGTTAGGTTTCAACCCCAGCAACACCGCCACCTTGTGCGATTTCCCCCAAGAGCCTTTCAGTCGCCCTCGCAAATGGTCGGAAATCGCCTGCTGGTCAATGCCAAAGTATCTTGCCCATTCGCTACGGTTAATGCCGTGTAAATTAAAATAAGCACGAGCCGTTTCAGGCGTTTGCGGATAAGGCAAGGGTTGAAAATCTTTATTGTTCATTTCTTCTCCTTGTGTGGTTGTGGTAAAATATGGCAAACATTAAAATGAAATATGGGGTAAATAATGAATGCCGCTAATCAATCATTTGAAGCTCGTTTAGCAATGCTCGAAGCCAAAGTCGAAACGCTCCAAGTGGAAAATAATCTCTACGAATATCTGCTTTGTTGCCTTATTGACGGCATCGAGAATAACGACGCCAGACTGGATATGAAGGACTACCTGTGCAAACAGGCTTCGATGTACCTGAATGAGCCGACGCATCTCGATGTATTTCATCTGACAAAGCCGATGACATACGGGCAGGTGGTTGCTCGTTTCTCTCGTCAATTAAAGGCGTGGGACGAGCTCTACGGTAACCCATAACAATATCTACCAACGTTTCTTGCACGGCAGGTTTTTTCAAAAAATAAATCAATAACCGACTAAACATAAATAGCTCCTCTTTCTGTTTGTTTATGGTTCGTTTGTTGTTGATGTGGTAAAATTACTACAATTGTAGTTATTAAGCAAGAATAAATTTACACAATTGCATTTATTTTTATTTTAAGAGAACAAAAAATGAGCTTTTCAGAGAGATTAAAGGCAGTATTAAAAGCAAAAAATCTAAAAATCAGAGCATTTTCAGACCTTACAGGGATACCATATAGCACCTGTCAGAGCTATTTGAATGGGACAAGAGAACCTGGAATGGAAGTGCTTACGACAATTTACCTACAATTGTATGTAAACATAAACTGGCTCTTAACAGGACAGGGCGAGATGTTTATTGGTGGCACACCTGAAAGCACGCTCACCCAAAAAGAACAAACCCTACTTGAAGACTACCGAGAAAGCAACGAGCAGGGTAAAGCCGCCATCGAAGAAGCCGCAAGTGCTTTGGCGGCGACGGCGGCACTTACGAATCGTAAAGTAGCGTAGTGCGACGGAAGATGTGAAGAAATAAACCAATAACATAAGGAATAAAAATGGACATTAAACATATTATTTATCACATTTTAAATAAAGAAGTTCAAGGAATGCCACAAATCATTCCTAGTCCAAATGAAATCCCTACAACAGAAACACACGTAAACTTTCTAACAAAACTCACAGAATCTTATGCTAGTCGAGCAGGTAAAGGCTTTGGGCAATTTGATTCTGATGAAGATAGCTACCCAATGCCCCGTATTGTACGAGAGTATTTGGTAAATCAAGACTTTTATGCCGCCACCGAAAGAATGATGAACACGCTTTCAACTAAAATTCAAGAACAGCCCCTTGCCACAGGCGGTAAAGTTTTTATTGTGCATTTTGCAGAAAACCAAAATGACTACTTACTCATTGCGATTTTGTCAGAAAAAATGGCGTTTTCTACAACTGATTGGCAATTAGTGGAAGAAGAAGTATTGGCGTTAGAACATTTAAAATTCGCTGGACGAATTAACCTAACGGCTTGGCAGGCAGGCGAACAACGCTATATTAGTTTTCTCAAAGGACAAGGCGACATTGCACAATACTTCAAACTTTTCCTTGGTTGTAATGATGTGCTTATTGCTCAGCAAGAAACAAAAAAATTAGTTGAACGTTTAGAAGAATTTGCCAATGAACAAGAATTAGATGTTGAGCAGAAAACAGAGTTCTTTGAAAGAGCACAAGAGCATTTACACGAAATAAGCAATAATGAAGAGCCATTCTCTGCTGAAACATTTGCCAACCGCGTGTGGTCTGAAAATCCACAAGAATTAAAAGATAAACTCGCCGATGCTGAAAATGGGGTAGCTGATGGTTTTATTCCAGATAAACGTTCCATTAAAAAACTTTCAACATTTACAGGCAAAACAAGACATTGGCGATTAAGTTTTGATCGCACTGCGGTTTTAAGTGGCGATATTGAGCTGAATAGTGGTAAAATCATCATCAATAATCCACCAGAAAGTCTATTTGGAGCATTTGAATAATGGCAATCACTTTTGCTGATTTAGTTAAAATTTACCGTCAAACTGAGTTTATTGAAAACTCGGATGAGGCGGTGTTTTGCACTAATTCACCAGAAGATATTGAATTACTCAAATTGCTTTCATCTGACGAGTATTTCGATGAATCGGGTATTCAAGTCAATACAACTGAATTAACGACTAACCAGCCTATTCAATTAATCATTAATCCTCCAAAAATGTCATTAGGGCGTTTGTATGATAATTTTGAAGGATTTGTCAAAGGGGATATGGCTCATCTGCATAATCCCCAAGTAAGTGATAAGCCTTATTTTATTAAATCTGAAAAAATCGTTTTTGATGATGTAGGAAAGCCACAATATCTTCTGAATTATGTGGGAATTAAAACCTTTTTACATCAACTGATTTCTATGGCTTCTTATTCTGATAGCGTGAATAAAAAGCTGATCTTCTTCAGTAAGAAAACCTTTGAGTTATCTTTTGATGTATCAAAACAGACATTACCGTTCTGCACCATATTACAGGAATTAAGTAGCCAACAACTGCAATTCATTCTTGATTTTGGAAACTGGCTACATGATGAAAAAACAAGCTCACATATTGATGAGAAAAAATCTATTTTAGCCTTAGCCTTTGCAAATGCCTTTCCACAAGGAGCAACTATTCTTGATGTGTTACAAAAAATAGAACGCATTAATGAAGGCGTTCGAAAGGATTATGCTCTTTATATGGAAAATTTTAGCTATGAAAAGTTTGTGAAGAAACTTACAGAAAATAGCGAAAAATTTATCTCTAGGGTAAATGATAGTATCAGTAAACTTCTACCCCAATTTTTGGGTCTGCCGCTTTTAACTGCTATTCCAACTACGCTAAGATCAGGAGATAATTGGCTAGTGTATGTTGCACTTTGTTTTTATTGTGCTATGTGTTACCTGGGCTTAACTTATCAAAAACAAGTTCTAGATAATCTAAGTGATGATGTCGAACAATTTGAACAAAAAGGCAAAGTGCCAAAAGAACTAAAACCGGATTGGCAAAAAGATAAAGCAAAAATTGATGAATTAATCAGAAAGCAAAGAAGGCTTTATAGGTTATTATCAATCGTTGTTTGGGGTTGTTTTTTCTACGGACTCACAAAATTTTGTCTTTATATCCACATTATAGAAGTCATTTGTGGCTGATTTCTAAATCAGTTTAAAATAGAAATCTCCCTACCACATCTAAACTCCTATTAACTTTTAAACCAATTTATAAAAAGTTAATAGGAGTTTTTTATGTCCCAAACCGCAACCCTTTCTGATTTTAACAAAGCCTTTGATCGTGTTATTCAACACGAAGGTGGCTATGTAAATGACCCACGAGATGCAGGCGGTGAAACCAAATTCGGTATCACTATTCACACTGCTCGTGCAAATGGCTATACAGGGTCAATGTTCACAATGACTCGTGATGATGCCAAGCAAATCTATTTAAAAGCCTTTTGGCAACGCTATCGTTGCAATGAATTTCCCCCTGAGCTTGCCTTTCAGTTTTTTGATGCCTGTGTCAATCACGGTTCGGGTAATGCCAGCCGTATGCTACAACGTGCTGTGGGTGTCGTTGATGATGGCATTATTGGCGAGATTACCCTTGCGGCAATTCGTAAGCGTTCCACCGTGGAAGTCGTTACCCTTTTCAATGCAGAACGCCTTGAGTTCTACACCAAGCTCAGTGGTTTCCAACATTTTGGCAAGGGCTGGATTCGCCGTATGGCAGGCAATCTGCGTCATATCGCTGATGATGTAGGGGATAAATAATGAAAAAACTCAGCAACAACGCTAAACGCAGTCGTGCAAAAAATGGCGGTCGTTACACTACCGCTGAAGTGATTTTGTTAGAACGTGGGTGGTATTGGTAATGGCTAAATTTGCAGAACTCTTTACTAATTCAGACGGTCGCCTTTCGACCACTGGATTTATCCAGTTTTTCGGGGCGTTGTTGATGTCAGCGATTTTGGCTTATTGCGTCTATTTAGATCGCAGTTATGTGCCTGAATTATTTATGACCTTTGCGGTGTTCTGCGGTGGTCAAGTGGCTACAAAAGGTTTTGCTAATGCCTTGAGTAGCAAGCGACAAGGAGAGTTTGAATGATGACAGTAAAAATTGTGACCGTGGTGTTATTTCTTGCTGCTTGTGTTTTGTTTTGGCTTTGGCTCAAAGCAGAACGCTTAGCAGAGCGTAATCGGAAGCTACAAGCAGAAAACCAACAACAAGCGGTCGAAATCCAGCAAAAAAATGCAGAGGTACAAAATGCAAAAATTCAACAAACGCATCGTGAAAATGTTCAGCGTGTTAGCCCTGATACCGTTGATGAGCAGTTGCACGCACACAACTACTTCCGTGACGACGACAGGTTGCACGGCATTCGGGCTGATTTACCCAAGCCGTCAGGATACGACGGAAACGAAACGCCAAGTACTAGCACACAATCTGACCTATGAAGAAGTCTGTAAGGAGCAGTCTAAATGACAGAGATTCTGGATTTCTTACGCCAACATTTCGCCTTGATTTCTACTGTTATTGGTTTAGTTGGGGCTGGATTTTGGCTAAAAATGGATAGTAAGTATGCCAAAAAATCTGATGTGAATACCCTTGCTGAAAATGTTGAACACTATGACCGTCGTCTAACTCAGCTTGAAACAAAAGTGGATAACTTACCCACCGCTCAAGATGTCGCAAGACTTGAAATTTTAATGACGGAAGTGCGAGGGGAAACACAAACTGCCAACGCAAAAATGACTTCAATAAATCACCAAGTCGGCTTATTACTTGAAGCTAAAGTATTAAAGGAATGATGTATGCAGACAATTTTAACTAAAGATCAACGCTTAGTGATTTTACGTTCTCTTGCCGAAGCTGGCTATGATGCCAACGAGTCTATTTTAAGTGATTGCCTTGATTTATATGGTCACGATATTAGCCGTGATCTTGTGCGTAATCACCTTGTATGGTTAGAAGAGCAAGGGCTTATTCAGCTTGAGCGTTTAAAAGATGGCTATATGGTTGCCAGCATTACGCAACGTGGGTTAGATGTGGCTCAAGGTCGAGTGACGGTTGAAGGGGTAAAACGCCCAAGACCTAAGGTTTAAACGGTTTTTAAAGGATATTTAAGGAGCGTTTAAATGAATGAGAAAACGACCCGTGGACGTGCAAGTAAAGTGGATTTATTACCGCCGAACATCAAAACCCAACTGGCAATGATGTTGCGTGATAAGCAATATTCACAAACGCAAATTCTAGAAGAAATTAACGATCTGATCCGTGATTGTGGGCTTGATGAAAGCTATTGTTTAAGTAAAACAGGGCTAAATCGCTATGCCAATCGTATGGAAAAAATGGCAAGTAAAATCCGTAATGCACGAGAAGTGGCAGAAATTTGGACGAAACAATTTGGTGAAGCTCCGCAGTCTGACATTGGGAAAATCGTGATGGAAATGGTGAAGAATATTGCCTTTGAAACGTCCATTAGATTGGGTGAACAAGAAGGTGGTATTGAGCCGAAAGATTTAGCATTGTTATCGTCAGCATTACAACGTTTGGAACAGGCGGAAAGTTTGAGCTATGAGCGTGAACGTAAAATCCGCAAGGAAGTGATTGAACAAGCAGCTAAAGCCGTAGAAGAAAGTGGTACACAGGCAGGGCTATCCCTTGAAGATGTGACAAAAATGGTAAAAGCAGTTTATGGCATTGAATAACACCGTTCTCTATGACTATCAAAAGCGATGGTTAAACGATAAAAGCCGTTTCAAAGTAGCAATGTTTGCTCGTCAAACAGGTAAAACATTTACCACTACCCTTGAAATTGTACTGGATTGCTTAGAAGCAGAAGCCAACGGCGAACGTACTCGCTGGGTGATCCTTTCTCGTGGAGAACGCCAAGCGAAAGAAGCAATGAATGAAGGGGTAAAACGCCATCTTGAAGCAATGGGGATTGTTTGCGAAGTATTAGAAGTGCCTTTTAAAGAAGACACTACGATTAATGCCTTAGAAGTGATCTTCCCTAATGGTTCAAAAATCACTGCATTACCTGCCAATCCTGACACGGCTCGTGGTTTCTCAGCCAATGTGTTCTTAGATGAGTTTGCATTCCACCAAGATAGCCGTGAAATTTGGAAAGCCTTATTCCCTGTGATTTCTGCTGGTTGGAAATTACGAGTTGTTTCTACCCCAAATGGTAAAGGTAACAAGTTCTACGAGTTGATGACTGACTTAAATAATAATGAATGGTCACGCCACTCAGTTGATATTTATCAGGCTGTTGCAGATGGTTTACCTCGCAATGTAGAACAGTTAAGAGTGGGCTTAAATGATGAAGATGCGTGGGCTCAAGAGTTTGAGTTGAAATGGTTAGATGAAGCAAGTAGTTGGCTTTCTTATGATTTGATTGATGGTGTTGAGCATTCACACGCAGGAATACCGTTCCACTATACAGGTAACCCGTGTTTTGTCGGCGTTGATATTGGGGTGCGAAATGACCTATTTATTATTTGGGTTATTGAACTAGTAGGTGATGTATTCTGGACAAGAGAAATCACCGCTTTAAAACGAGCGAGTTTTGCAACACAAGATGCTGAGCTTGACCGAGTATTTGCAGAATACCGTGTATTGCGTTGTTGTATTGACCAAACAGGCTTAGGGGAGAAACCCGTAGAAGATGCTAAACGCCGTTTCGGTGAATACCGAGTTGAAGGGGTTATTTTCACCCAAACGAATAAAATGATGCTTGCTACCCTTGGCAAAGAAGTATTTGAAGATAAACGACTACGCATTCCACAGGGAGATAAAGCATTACGAGAAGATTTGCATAAGCTCAAAAAGGTGACTGGAGCAAATGGTCAGCCACGCTTTGTTGCAGAACGAGATAGTCAAGGTCACGCAGATAGAACTTGGGCGTGCTTCTTAGCATTGTATGCAGCATCTGATGTGAAGCAACCTGTTGCACCACTAGCACGCAAACCACGTCGTAGCCAGCAACTTTCTGAAGGTTATTAGGATATGAAAAATAAAAAAGATTTAATCAGCGAAATTGCCACTCGTGCAAGAAGTTTTGACCATTGGGCAACGGGGTATCATCTGCCGAACCCTGATCCTATTCTCAAAAAAATGGGAAAAGACATTGCTGTTTATCGTGAGTTACTATCGGATGGGCAAGTTCGTTCAGGTGTCCGTCGCAGAAAGGCGGCAATCAAAGGCTTAGAGTGGCGAATTACGACCACGAATAATGAAAAAGTTGATGAGCAACTTTATCAAGTATTTAACCGCTTGCCATTAAATAACATCATCACCGACATGCTAAACGCTTCTCTGTTTGGCTATCAAATTTCTGAAGTAATTTGGGCGGAGCGTGATGGTTTGATTGTGCCAGCCGAAATTATCGGTAAAAAGCCCGAATGGTTTGTGTTTGATGAAGACAATCAGCTTCGCTTTCGTACCAAGGAGCATTGGATTGATGGGGAGTTACTGCCTGAGCATAAATTCCTTTTAACTACGCAAGAAGCGACCCAAGACAACCCATACGGCTTAGGCGATTTATCGCTGTGCTTTTGGGCGGCAACCTTTAAGAAAGGCGGTTTTAAATATTGGTTAGAGTTTACCGAAAAATACGGCTCGCCGTGGCTTATCGGTAAACACCCTCGCACGACATCAGAGCCTGAAAAAGATCGTTTGGCTGATAGCCTAGAAGCAATGATAGGAACAGCCATTGCAGTTATCCCTGATGATGCCAGTGTGGAAATTGTGGAGTCCGCAGGTAAAGGGGCTTCTAGCGACAGTTACGAGAAGTTCTTAGCGTTCTGTAAAGGTGAAATCAATATTGCGTTATTGGGGCAAAACCAAACGACAGAGCAAGAAAGTAATCGTGCATCGGCTACCGCAGGGCTTGAAGTGATTGAAGATATTCGTAACGATGACAAGGCAATGCTTGAAGCCACTTTCAACACCTTGTTGCAATGGATTTGTCACTATAACTTCAATGTCGAGCAGTTGCCTACATTTGAGTTTTTTGAGCAAGAAAGCATAAATACCGAGCAAGTTGAGCGTGATGAGAAGCTACACCGAATGGGTGTGCGGTTTACGAAGCAATACTTTATGCGTGAATATGGCTTTGAAGATGGTGATATTGAGCTACAAGCGGTGAGTTCGACGGTAAATTTTGCAGAACATCACCATCACGAAACAGAAATGGATCGGATTGTCAGCCAAATGGGTGAACTTTCTCAGCATTCATTAAACGCTAATATTGCTCAAGTTAGAGCAAGACTTGATACCGCCGAGAGCCTAGAAGAAGCTCAACAAATTTTAGATGATATTTTGCCCCAGTTAGATTTTAGTGAATATGCACAACTGTTTGCCGAAGGGCTAACCACGGCGACATTGCGTGGTCGCTATGAAGTGAAACAGGAAGCCAAGCGATGAGCATTGTTGCACAACCCTTGCCATTTAGTGAGCAAATTGAATACTTCCGTAAGAAAGTAAATATCCCAACTGCAACCTACCTTGATATTTACGGCGAAGCCCACGACTATGCTTTTGTGGTTGCTGGAGCTCATACACAAGAAATCGTCGGTGACTTTCGCCGTGCGATAGATGATGTGATTGAGCGTGGTGGCACATTAGAAGAGTTTCGTAAGGTATTCGATGCCATTGCCGACAAACATAGCTGGGAATATAACGGTGGGCGAAATTGGCGTAGCCGTATTATTTATGATACCAATCTTTACGCCAGCTATAACCACGGGCGTTATATGCAACAGCGTGAACTTGCTGATGTAATGCCTTATTGGGAATATGAGCATAATGACTCAGCTCACCCAAGACCGCAACACGTTGCGTGGGACGGCTTAGTATTACGAGCAGATGATCCGTGGTGGGACTATCATTATCCAACCCGTGCATACGGTTGCCATTGTACTGTGCGAGCTTTAGATGATGTCGATCTCAAATATCAAAATAAAACCGTGCAACAAGCCCCTGAAATTGAGTGGGAAGAAAAGGTTATCGGACAGCGTTCAGGCAGTCCGAGAATTGTGCGAGTGCCGAAAGGTGTCGATCCAAGTTTTGAACACCCAAAACGCCTTGTGCCTGTGCATAAGGTAGATGAAATTTTAATGCAGAAAATGGTTGAGGCTCCACCGCAGTTTGCCAGTTCTGCGGTGAGTAATGTCTTGAATTATGCCCCAGCGTTAGCCTTATTAAACCGTTCAATGAAAGAGATGGTGGATACGGTTGTCGCAGATAAAATGGCTCGTGGGCAGATGAAATATGTTGGCGTTATTCCCCGTGATGTAGTGAAAAAACTAGAAACGATGGAGCTTGCTCCACAGACCGCCGTGATTGCAGTGCGTGATGACGATATTCTGCACGCATTGCGTGATGTGAAGCAAGGTAAAGGGATAAACCTACCGCTTGAGTTTTGGCAACAGTTGCCTGAAAAATTGCGTAGTCCGAAAGCGATTTTATTAGATAGCTCTCAAAAACTTAATGCACTGTTATTTGTGTATGACGAAGATGGAGCCAAAATAATCATTTCAATGGACTATAAAGTACAGGTGAAAAACAGTGTTACGAAGAAAAAGGAACGGATTGCACTGAATATGGTGACAACTGGCACAAAAATTAGCAATGCTCGTCAATGGGAAAGTTTGAAAGGCTATGAAGTCTTATGGGGCAATTTAGAATAATCCGCAGGTTTGCCTGATTCGAACAGGATCATACGGTAGTTGCCTAGCGTAACCTTTCCAGTAGGAAACCCCCTGCGGATAACCAAACTATACGCCTAAACTATTTTTTAATCAATAGGAACAATAATGATCCATATTAAACTCGATGCTGACCAAGCTCTCAGAGGCTTACACCGTACAGCCCAAAACTTGCAACAGGGTAAAAAGCTCTTTGGGGTATTAGGTAAAACGTTACGTTCAATTCACAAAGACCGTTTTGAGAAAGAACAGGCTTCACCTGATGGAGAAAAGTGGACACCATTATCGGCAAAATATCAGGCTAAAAAACGAAAGAATGCCGATAAAATTTTAATTCACGATGGCTATTTGAAAAATTTACTCCGCTTTCAAGCGACTAATGAAGGCGTAACCTTTGGAAGTGATCGCAAGTATGCTCGCTTACATCACTTTGGCAGTAATAAAGCCAGTGGCAAAGGTTCAGGTATTCCTGATCGCCCTTGGCTTGGCGTAAGTAAGAAAAATGAAGGCTACTTGCTGGCAAAAACTGAACATTTTTTACGAAATGTGATTGGTCATAGCTAAATTTCAAAAATAACGCCTAAAACGCCCGATTTAGCGTTTTATTCTTTTTTCAATAAATGATAGCTCGATACAAATTCAAGGCGTTTATAAACACCTGTAAACGCCTTAAATCGCATATTACACTTCTCTTACTTGTCTATTTTATTTTTGCATTCCTTAAACTAGTTTAAAAGCCGAAAACACGCTCTTTTTTCATAATGCTTATCGAAACGGAGGCATTATGAATCTAATCGAAATTTTCAAAGCTGGCACTCGTAAAGATGCCAATGGCACAGAAGTCACTATTACTGTTGCCGACCTAAAACAAGCCGTAGAAAGCTATAACGTGGAATTTCACGAAGCCCCTGCGGTGATTGGTCACCCTGAACATAACCGCCCTGCGTATGCGTGGGTAAAACGTCTGGAACTGGAAGGCGATATTCTCAAAGCGGAACTTGACCAAATCGATCCTGAATTTGCCGAGATGGTGGATAAGGGGCGGTTTAAAAAAGTGTCTGCTTCATTCTATCTCGCCAATAGTCCGAATAATCCTAAACAAGGCTCGCTCTATTTACGCCACGTTGGTTTTTTAGGGGCGATGCCACCTGCAGTAAAAGGACTTCGTAACCCTGTTTTTGCCGAAGGCGAAGAAGGTGTAGTGGATTTTTCAGACTGGGCGGAAGCATCTCTATGGCGACGTTTGCGTGATTGGATTATTGGCAAGCACGGTCAGGACGAAGCAGATCAAGTCCTGCCTGATTATTTGGTATCCAGCATTCAAGAAGATGCCGTGCGTGAAGGTATGAAACGCATTTATCAAGTCCCTGAGCCTAACCCTATTTTTAATGAACCAAAGAAACCTAAAGGAGAACGTCAAATGTCAATGACACCCGAAGAAATTGCAGCAATGCAAGCCGAAAATGCCCAGCTAAAAGCCGAAAAAGCTCAAGCTGAAGCAGAGAAAGTCGCCGAAAAACTGGAAGCAACCAAGGAGGACAATGCGTCCTTTTGTGAAAACTTAGTCACTCAAGGCAAACTTGCCCCTGTTGCAAAAGACGCTGCTCTTGCCTTGCTTAACTGCTCGGCAACGATGGCAAGCGGTCAAGTCGTCAATTTTAACGAAGGGGAATCTATTCACAGCTTAACCAAAAAGTTCTTAGAAGCCCAACCGCAAATTGTGCAGTTTGGTGAAGTGGCGACGAAAGAGAAAGCCGCTGAAACCGAGCCTAATGTAGTGAATTATGCTGAAACGGACGACCCTGCTCGTGTTGAGTTAGACCTCAAAGCTCGTGCGTATATGAAGCAACACAGTGTGGATTACGCCACGGCAATTAGTGCGGTGATGTAGCGTAAGCAAAATTAAATAACCAAGAGGAAAATAAAATGAGTGGACAAAAAGTACATACTCGCCTGACAGATCCTGTCTTAACCCAATTTGCGTTGGGCTACAAAAATGCCGCCTTTGTTGGCGAAAAATTATTGCCGATTGCTGAAGTGCCGAAAGAAGGCGCACGCTTGCCGCAATTTGGCAATGAAGCCTTTGTGGCGGAAGAAGATGAACGTGAATTACACGCAGCAAGTAACAAAATTACCCCAGTCAAAGTAACTCAAAAAACCATTGAGTTAGTCGAACACGACCTTGCTCACCCGATTGACTATCGTGAGGGCAAAGAAGCTGACTTCGCTTATGAGCAATATGCGATTTCTGTGGTGCGTGAAAAAATGATGTTAAATCACGAAAAGCGTGTTCACGCCTTAGTCAGCAATGAAGCAATTTACGGTTCAAACAACAAAATTGTGTTATCTGGTACAAGCCAATTCAGCGACACAACCTCGGATATTTTCGGCGTATTTGATGATGCGTTTGAAAAAGTGCGTAAACAAGCGGGTGTTACAGTAAACCAAATTGTGATCCCTTCTAATGTTTGGGCTGTACTACGCAAACACGACAAAATTGTTGAAATTTTGAAACGTCGTGGTATTCAGCGATTAACACCACAACTTTTTGCGGAAATGTTGAAAGATGAAGGTCAAGAGTTAGAAGTCAGTGTAGGTCGTGCTACTTACCGTGCCACACTCGATGCCGAGCCGACATCCATTTGGGCAAATGATATTGTGATGGCGTATGTGCCGAAAGCTCGTGCAGATGGCTCTCACGCAATGTATCAGCCTTCATTTGGTTATACCTTCCGCCGTCAAGGTTCACTTGTGGTAGATAAATATGACGAAGTTGGAGGCAAAGTCTATAACGTGCGTTGTACTGATATTCACAAAGAACACGTTTTAATGCCAAGTTCAGGCTTCTTAATTAAATCAGCAGTCTAGCCCCCTTACCCCCTTTTTTCAAAGGGGGAAATGAAACATTGTTACACATACTGAAAAGGAAACGATATGAGAGAACGTCAAATGATTGTCGCTATTGTAGTTGGATCAGCCATTATCCATAACGGTAAACATTATCAAATCGGGGATGAAATTGAAGTCACCGAGCAAGAGTATCATCAAAACTCTCTTTATTTACAGCCAAAAGACGAAGCGATTAAAGCTCGTCAAGAGGCTCAAGCAGAAGCTGAAGCTAAAGCAAAATCTCTTGCCGAAGAAGCTCAAGCAGAAAAACAAGCATTGCAAACCGCTTTAGCCGAGGCTCAAGAAGCCCATACCAAAGCGGAAGCCTTAGCCAGTGAAAATGGTTTACGAGCAGAAGAAGCTGAAGCTCGTATCAAAGAACTCGAAGCTCAATTAGCTGAGAAAGAGAGCGAAATTGCAACGCTTTCTGCAGAATTGACCGCTTGTAAAGCAGAAAAGCCAAAATCAGCTAAAACGAAAGAGGCTTAGCAATGTACATCACCGCTGATGAGTTAATTGGCTCTTTTAGTAAGCAGATCTTAGTTCAACTCAGTAATGACGACCACAGAGCGACTGAAGTGAATATGGCTGTGGTGGAACAGGCAATTCAAACGGCTTGTGAACGTATTGATGCATCACTGCGTAGCCGTTATGCCTTACCCCTTACTCAAGTGCCAACAATGATTAACTCGCACGCCTTGTACCTTGCTCGTCACTGGCTTTACGCTCGCCGTGCAGAAATGAAAATGCCTGAAACGGTGAAAGACACCTACGCTCAAGTGATTAAAGAGCTAGATGCCATTGCTAAAGGTACGTTACATCTTGGTTTAGCCAATACAGAAGATGTGAGTGAAACAGGCGATTTATTGCCTGATGTAGGTGAATATGCGGTGCGAGCCAAACAGCAAATAGATACTGGAGGTTACTAATGTCTGCCACCTTGCCGATTTTGACCGAGTTTGAAACTCGCTTGAAAACGCAGTTTCCCGATTGGGATATTCAGCTAATGCCCGATGACCCTAGCCATTATTTTCTGTCGCACCCAAACGGTGCGGTCTTGATTAGTTATGCTGGGTCAAAATTTAGCGAGCCACGCTCTACGTCGGTGATTACGCAAACTCGCAAGGTACATATTGTCTTTACGGTGTTAAGTCGCAACTTGCATAACGACTTTGGTGCTTTGCAGTTTTTAGATGAGTTACGACTTTCCGTAGTTGGCTTTCAACCGATGGACTGTACGCCAAGCTGGCTAGTTGAAGAACAGTTTGATGAGCAAGAAAGCGGTGTGTGGATTTATCAACTAGTTCTAGCCACAGAAACATTGCAAATTCAACGATTACAAGCGGTCGATTTAGAGCCGAAATTTACCACGTTGATTGCTAGACAAGAACATCAACCCCTTGATGTCCGTTTAAAACCCAAATCATAGGAGAATAGTATGTCTCAATTCCATCACGGTACAGAAACCAAACGAGTGAAAGGCGGTTCTGTACCTGTTCATACCGTCGATGGTGCTATTATCGGTATCGTCGGCACTGCCCCTGTTGGTGCAGTGAATGAGCTGAAATTGTGTATGACCAAAAAGGATTTTGCACAATTCGGCAATGTGTTAGATCGTGGCTATACCTTGCCAGATGCCTTAGATATTATTAGCCGTTATCAAGCAGGGCAAGTTTATGTGGTCAATGTGTTAGACCCAGCCAAACACCGTACGACGGTTTCAAGTGAAAATTTAACCTTAGATAAAGACCGCCTGACCGCAACCTTAGCATACGCTGGGGTGATTGAATTAAGTCTTAGTCATAGTTCAGGCTCGCTGACAAGTGGGCAAGATTACACCGCCAATTTACTGACAGGTGAAATCAAGTTCCATCGTATGTTAGAAAATGTGACTGCGACTTATACCTATGCAGACCCAACTAAAGTCACGGAAGCGGATATTAAAGGTGCGATTGATACAGGCACAGGCAAACGTACAGGCTTTGAAATGTTGCGTGCTGGTTTTAACTTGTTTGGTAGTGATGCCAAGATTTTACTCTGCCCACACTACGACACTCAAGCAACAATGGCAACGGCACTAGAAACCCTAGCAAGCCAACTCAATGCGATTGCTTATATCCAAGCTCCACAAGGCACAACCCTTGCAAAAGCCTTAGCAGGACGTGGCACGGAAGGGCAAATTAACTTCAAGACTTCAAGTGACCGTACACATTTATTCTTCCCACACGTTGTGGGTGAGCGTAATACCCTTGAAAGCCTTGCGACCCACGCTGCAGGTTTGCGTATGCGAACGGACGTTGATTTCGGCTATTGGTTCTCAACATCTAACCGTCAATTAAAAGGCGTGATTGGGGTTGAAATTCCGCTGACCGCTCGTGTTGATGATATTCAATCAGAAACCAACCGCTTGAATGCGGTGGGAATTACGACGGTATTTAACAGCTATGGCACAGGCTTCCGCTTGTGGGGCAATCGCTTAGCGAATTACCCAACGGAAACCCATATTGTCAATTTTGAAGTGGTACAACGTACTGCAGACCTAATTGATGAATCTCTTCGTCGTGTAGAGTTGCAATTTATTGACTTGCCGATTGATGATGCTTTGCTAGATGCATTGCTAGGCACGATTGAAACCTATATGGGTACATTGCGTTCTATTGTTGGTTTTGAAGTCTGGCTTGATCCTGATGCGGATTTGGTTGATGCCTTTAGTAAAGGCAACGTGCCGATTAAATATAAGTTCACACCAAAAATCCCAGCGGAACGCATCACGAATACGTCTGAAGTGACTCGTGAGTTCTTAATTAATTTAACCAGTCGTGGAGGTAATTAATGAGTGCAATTATTCATCAAGTTGATAATGCCAACGTCTATCTCAATGGCGTGAGTTTTATCGGTAAAGCCAAAAGCGTTAAATTGCCAGAGTTTAACCCTGTGATGGTTGAGCATAAAAATTTAGGTTTAGTCGGCACAATCAATTTACCGTCAGGGGTGGAAGCCCTTGAAGGTGAAATTGTCTGGGACGGCTACTATCCTGAAGCAATGGCTATCGCCCTGAATCCGTTCAAAACTGCACAGTTGATGGTGCGTGGCAATGTACGGGTATTCAATGCCACAGGTAGAGTTGCTGAAGTACCGTTAGTTGTTATCATTAACGGCAGCTTCAGTAAAATTGGCAACGGCGAATACAAACAAAATGAAGCTGCAGAATATGCGATGACTTATAAAGCACATAGTATTAAGGCAACCATTGATGGTAAAGAAGTGCTGTACTACGATGCCTACAGCAATAAATATAATGTTGCAGGGCAAGATATTTTGCAGAAATACCGTAGCAATATCGGCAGTTAATTTCACATAGTGAAAATAAATTGCAAAAAAAACAGTTGCAAGCGGTCGGTTTTTAGGCTAGACTTGCAACTGCTCTCAAAAAGCATTTTACCATACGGCTGCACACCGTAATTCGTGCTATTTTTTTACCTAAATTTTGAGCATCAGAGTAACTCGATTACCAGAATGCCCCTTAGGTGAAATCACAACTTAATTTATCAATGGTCGGCGGTGCGAGGAATATAACACCGCAAGGGAATAACTCCGCTGTTTATGGTACAGTTTTGAGCCGCCGACCACCCTACTCAAAATAGGGCTTCTTTCAGAAGGAATACCATATGCCAATTACAACCTTTCAAGGCGTAATCGCTAATCAACCCTCAATTCTCGTAAACGCTCGTGAGCTACATACTCGCCTACAAATAGGTAAGGACTTTTCAACTTGGATCAAAGATCGTATTACAAATTACGGTTTTCAAGAAGGTTTGGACTTTTCCCCAATTTTGGGGAAAAGTAAAGGCTTGTTCGGAAGGCCAGCAGTTGAATACCATATAACCCTCGATATGGCAAAAGAACTTTGCATGCTTGAGCGTTCCGAGCTCGGTCAAAAAGCCCGCCGTTATTTTATCCAAATGGAAAAAAAAAGCATTGCAAGCCCGCCAAACTGCCTTACCTGCCCCAACTGCACAGTCAGACTATATTCAGATTAGTAAAGATAAATACATCGCCTTGCTGGAAAGGTTGGTAGGTGATATAGAAACTGCACCGCCTGTCCGCTATGGTCGCAAGCTGAATGCCAAAGAAAAACAACACATCCTTGAGCTACACGCCCAAGGTTATTTAGTGCCGGATATTATGAAGCAAACCGGACGCTCCGAATCTGCCGTGCGTACCACGATTATCAAACAACGTGCATTAAAGGGAGAGTAGGAAAATGACTAATCCACAAGCTTTATTGCAACTCCACGCAGATAAACTTTGCGACAGCTTACAACATATCCAGATTTTACCGAGTATTCTTCGTTGGCAAAGTGCCGAATATGAACGCACGGCAAATGTTGAAAAGATGGATGTAATGAGTGATTTGGAAATGCTTGCCAATCTATTTGAAAGCAAGATTGGTGATTTGATGAGTGCCAAAGAGAATATTGAGCAGATCTTGTTTGATATTGAGGTGGCTAGAGGAAATCTTTAAAGTAGTTTAAAATCAACCCATAGCTAAAAACCGTAAACTCCTTAGTGAAGTTAAACAATAACCCACTAAGGAGTTTTTTATGTCAAAAAAAGTAGAAGTTTTATCGGACGGTAAAATCACGCTCTCACGCCCATTAATGTTATCCGATGGTTCAACGATTGAAACACTAGAATTGCGTGAACCTGAAGTACGAGATTTTCGTATTGCAGCTCAGCAAGGAAACAATAATGTAGATCGTGAAACGATTGTTGCTGCTCGTTGTTGTAATTTAGTAGTCGAAGATATGGATAAAATGAAATGGAAGGACTACGTCAAAGTACAAAAATTTCTTTTCGGGGAAGATGGTTCAGACGGAAACACTGAATAGCATTCTTGCTGATTTGGTTTGGTGGTTTGGGTTAAATCTTAATGATTTAGACAGAATGAAAATTACTGAAGTGAACGATTGGCTAAAACAAGCCAACCGTCAAAAGAAAGCAGGTTATACCCGTTTATGATGCTCAATGAGGGTAGAAATACCCTCTATGATTGCTCCTAGGATAACCCCAAATGCTGTTAGAATATAAGAGAAGCCCATACCAACGAATCCCCAAACTAGCACTGTAAAAAGCGTTGCAACGACAAAACCCAATATCAAAGCGAGCAATCCCATATCGCTATGTAGGTAAGAAAGCGCTGGAATATAAAGTGAAATGATAATCCAACCTGTAAATGCAATCATTCCTACCGCAATAACGGCTTTTGTCACATTTTCAAATGTTTTCATACTTCCTCCTATTTAAGTCCAATTTTTACACAGGATAACTGAAATGGCAAATGAATTAGCAATAGGTTTAGTAATTGGAGCTACTCTTCGAGGTGTGGGTTCAGCTTTCGGAGAAGTAACCAAACATATCACCAATTTAAACACTCGAATTAGTATTGCAGAAAGACAACAACAGCGGTTAGGAAGAACAATAAGTCGAGCATTTTCTGATTCAAGTCGCGATGTTGGCACATTAAAAAAACGCTATGACCAACTGGGTGAAGCAATTAAAAAAGCAGAAAAGAGCCAGATTAAATTAAATCAAGCTCTTTCAGCTCAAAAAAAACACTCTGAAAAACGTCAAGAAATTAGAGGACAATTTTTTGAAACTGGTGCTCACGCTATGGCAATGGGGATGCCTGTTTGGTCATCTATTAAGACATATATTGACCAAGAAGAGTCACAAAATAATCTTAAAATTGCAATGATGAAAGCAGACGGGACATTTGGTCAGTTTAATGAAATAAGCAAAATTGCTGGCGATTTGGGGCGAGATTTGCCAGGGACAAGAAAAGATTTTTATAACCTAGCTCAAGCATTGAAAAAACAAGGGATCTCTGACCAAGTTTTGTTAGGTGGGGCTCTAAAAACTTCTGCAGAACTTAACGTGCTATTAGATATGGATCAGTTTGCTGGAGGTGAATTTCTTGCAAAATTTATTGAATCACACGGATTAAAAGAAAATGAACTTGGTTCTGCAGCCGACTATTTACAGCGAGCTATGTTTGCTGGTGGTTTAAGCAAAGAACAAATGTATGAATCAATGAAATATTATGCCCCTAAACTAAACTCTCTAGGATTAACTGGGGCAGATAATACGGAAAAAGTGCTTGCAATAGAAGCCCTAGCAGGACAAAGGGGGCTAGAAGGTTCTACATTTGGAACTGGGTTTAATATGATGCTAACCCGAATGAATAAAGGTCCTGAGATGTTACGTCAAGCCAAAAAGGGAATGAAAGCAGAGGCAAGAGAAATGCTTGATTCCGTTGGGATTGAATTTAACTTTTGGGATAAGAAGGGTAAATTCAAAGGCATTGAAGGTATGCTCTCTGAAATGGAGAAATTTGAAAAAATCCGAGCGAAGTATGGAGATAAGGGCGTTGATTTAGTAGCTAATGAGCTTTTTGGTATTGAAGGTGGGCGACTTGCAGATATTCTTGCTCAAAAAGGTAAAAAAGGTCTGGAAGAAATGCTCACAAAAATGCGAGAGCAAGCAAGCCTTCAAGAGCGTATTAACCAGAAAACAGCGACACTGGGAGCTGCTTTAGAACAATTAGGTGGTGTTTGGGAAAGTGCTGTTGGTACTTTTGGTTCAGCCTTTGCTCAAGATATTAAAGAGTTTGCCAATGTTGCTCAAGCATTTATTGAAAATACCTTAACTCCTTGGATTGAGAAAAATAAAGGACTTATTAAAACAAGTATTGGTATTGTTGGTGGTTTTGTTGGTATCAAAATGGGAATACTTGCTGCTACTTATGGGTTTAATCTATTTATGAGCCCATTTAAAGCGATTGCTGTGTTTGGTGCAAAAGTAAATTCAGTCTTCAATATGATTAGATTAGCTCGTTTCGGTGGTGCTGCCACATCAGTATCTATGTTGGGAACAGCCTTTGCTAAAGCAAAAACAGCAGTAGTTTGGTTATCTAGAGCTCTATTAACTAACCCTATAGGACTAGCAGTAATGGGAATTGCAACTGCTGCCCTTTTTATTTATCAGTATTGGGAACCCATTAAAGGTTTTTTCCTTAATCTATGGACAACTATTAAGCCTTATTTTGATAATTTCAGTCAGTTTGTCAGTAATCTTTGGAATGGTATTTCAGGAATTTGGTCGTCTGTATGGGGTGGGATAAGTAACTGGTTTTCAGGCTTATGGGAAAATCTCAAGAGTTTATTTAGTGGTAACTTTTCTGCTCTTGGTAACATTATCCTTTCTTTTAATCCTCTAGCTCTATTCACTACGATTTTTACTTCAGTATTAAATTGGTTTGGGATTGATTTACCTGCAAAATTTAGCAATTTTGGTAAAAACATCATTGACGGTTTAGTCAATGGTATCAGCAATGCGTGGAATTTAGCTAAAGAAAAAGTTAGTGAATTAGGCAATGGTATTAAAGGTTGGTTTGCAGAAAAATTAGGGATCCATTCCCCTAGCCGTGTATTTAAAGGCTACGGTGTCAATGTAGTGGAAGGCTTAGTGATTGGTATGGATAAGGCTCAACCCCTTGCGACTGAAGCCAGTCAACATCTTTCCAATGCGGTGACATTTGAGCCTGTTTTAAATACGGTTGAAACGATATTTAAACCAACCTTAATCAAGGAAAAAGGCTTCTTTGGTAGTTTATGGGACGATATTCAATTCGGGGCGAATATGGTCGGCAATCTATTGGGCTTAAATCAACCTACGGATTTACGCACGCCGTCCTTTAATCCCCAAGCAAAAGACGGCGGTTTGTTTGCGGATTATCAACCCTTAAACAGAAATGAAGTCTCCAATACAGCAACAACCCATAATCAAGGGATTACGGTGCATTTTAGCCCTAATATCACGATCTCAGGTTCAGCCCCTGCCCCTGATTTAAAAGAACAGTTATTGCAAGCGTTAAATGACCCTGCAATGTTATACGGTTTGGAGCAACTGCTTAATCGAGTAAACGACCAATTTGGACGGAGAGCTTACTAATGGCAAATTACGCATTACTTGGCAATATTGCCTTTGATTTATTAACTGCCCCTTCAGCCTTTGATGAACGTCGTTCGGCAACCTTTGCAGAACACGCTGTGTTATCAGGTAAGCCGAAACTGCAGGCAATGGGCGATAATCTTACCGATATTACCTTGCAACTGAAGTTACATCATCAGCTTGCCCCTGTAGAACAACGCTATCAAGCGTTAGTTACTGCAAAAGAGAAACAGGAAGCCCTTGCTCTTGTGTTAGGTTTTTCACGGTTCAAAGGGCATTTTGTGATTACAGATTTGAGTAGCTCTGTCCTATTTAGTGATGCCAAAGGCAACGCCCTTGCCCGTGAAGTGTCTGTGAGCTTGCGTGAATTTGTTGGCAATACCAGTCAGGGCTTGTTGGGTTCTGCGTTGTCAATTGGTGGATTATCTCCCCTTGCGTCTATTTTGCCGAAAGAGCTGACCCAATTTGTCAGTAAAACGGCTCAGTTAGTCAATAAAGGGGTGCAAGTATATCGCCAAGCACGGCAGGCGATTGATGATGTCCGCAATAGAGTAGCCGTTGTGCGTGCTTTAGCCCATAACCCTTTAGAAGCCTTAACACAACTGCCTGCTTTATTGGGTAGCTTAGGTGCATCTACTCAAGGTTTGGCTGAGATGGTGGGGCTTGGTCATAGCTTTGGCATACTTACACAAGGGATAACAGGGGCTATGCCGTTTTTAAATGGCTTGGCTGAGCTGAGTGAAACCTTGCGTACCGCTCAAACTGAATTTAGTCGAGGTTTGGGGCAGAATAATTTGGGGGCGTGGTTTGATCAGGGTGTGAAGGCGATTGATGAAGCTGATGAAATTGCTCAATCAATAGCAAAACCTGCGGCACATCTAACCGCTTGGATTGCTTTACGCAGTGATACGCCACAGCTGAAGGAGAATGTTGATGAGTAGCGTAATTGAACATCAAATTAAGGCAGGTGAACGCTGGGATTTACTTGCTTATCGCTATTACGGCGATGTGGGTGAAATAAGCCGTTTAATCGATGCCAATCCCCATATTCCGTTTTGTGAAGTATTACCGATGGGACAGACATTGTTTGTGCCTGTGATTGCGGTCAAAGCCACATCACAGGCAGATCTTCCACCTTGGATGCAGGAGTAAGCAATGCAAGTACAAACGCCTACCTTTGAGCTGTTTTACGGCAAAACGGTCATTACACATAACATCAAGCCCCATTTGATTAGTCTAACTTATACGGATTATTTAAGTGACCAATCTGATGAGCTACAAGTCACCTTTGAAGATATTGAGCAGAAATGGATTGGCTCTTGGTTTCCGACTCAAGGCGACGAACTGAAACTGCATTTAGGGTATTTGGGCGAGTCGTTAGTCGATTTAGGTTCGTTCGAGTTAGACGAAATTGATTGGTCAAAAGTCAAAGGCAGTGGTTCGGTGGTGACTCTACGAGCCTTGGCAACAGGGATTAGTAAATCTAACCGTACATTAAAGCCAAGAGCCTATGAGAATACCACCCTTGCGGACATTGTGCGAAAAGTTGCAAAAAATTTGAAACTCAATGTTACGGGAACAGTCGCCCATATCCCAATAAAACGGGTTACGCAGTATCAGGAACGAGATGTCGAGTTTTTAACTCGCCTTGCCCACGAATACCATCACAGTTTTAAGATTGTGGGTAAAACCTTAGTGTTCACCACAATGGAGAGCCTTGAAAATCGTCCACCTGTGACAGTATTGGATTTTTCGCAAGTGCTGTCGCTACGGCTTCGAGATCGTATTAAAGATGCAGTGCAAAAGGTTGAAGCGGTGGGATTGAATGCAGATAGTAAAAAAACGGTGAAATCTGAAAAAAGCAGTAAGCCTAAACGCCCCACGAAAAAGCAATCTAAAGCCAGTAATGCAGATACCTTGAAAATTGTGACTCGTGGTGAAAGCCAAGAGCAGATAAAAGCTCGTGCAGATGCAGCTCTGGCTGAACAGAATGATGACCAACAAGCAGGTAATATTCAGGTGATTGGCAATCCTAAGTTAGTCGCAGGTAATACAGTGTTATTGACAGGCTTTGGAATGTTTAGTGGCAAATATTTAATTAAATCCGCTCGTCATAGCTACACCAAAAATCAGGGCTATGTAACCGATCTTGATGTTCGAATGTTGGAATTTATTGAAGATTTACCGACCGCAAGCGGTCTGATTTAACAGGAATTTTGCAAATGAAGAAAGCTGTCGTTACCCATAACTTTGGGGCAACTTATCAAGAAGGTTTTGTGAGTCAAGTCGATCCTAAAAATCACCGTGTCAAAGTCAAAATTCCAACGTTGGAAGATTTTGAAACTGCGTGGTTGCCATTTTTTACCATCAATGCAGGCGGTAATCAGTTTTACGGGTTGCCAGACGTGGGTGAATTGGTGGCGATGATTTTAGATGCAAGGGGCGAAGGTGGGTATGTTCTTGGGGCGATTTATAATAGTGAAGATCCAACACCTGTTACAGATAGTGAAATCTGGTTACATAAATTCAAAAATGGCACGGAAATTTCTCACGACCGAAGCTCTGGCAATGTGATTGTTAAAACCAGCGGTACAGTCACCGTCACCGCTGCTCAGGCAGTGGTGAATGCCCCGACTGAAATCAACGGTGATACGGTTGTTAATGGCAGTTTACACGCCACGGGTGCAATTACCTCTGCGACCGAAGTCTCTGCGCCAAGTGTAAAACAAGGCACTGTTTCGCTCGGTTCTCACGTGCATACTGGGGTGGAAAGTGGTAATAAAACATCAGGCACCCCTAAAGCCTAGTCAATCTTTAAAGTAGTTTAAAAGCCCATCTTCATCATAGCCGTTACACTCACGGCTATGAATACACATACACTTCAACATACACATTGGCAAATTGCCCCTGAAGGCGTTGAGAGCATTCAGGGGGAAGATGATTTACACCAGTGCATTATTAACATCCTTTCTACTCGTAAAGGGAGCGATGTATTACGCCCTGACTTTGGCTCAAATCATTTTGAATATATTGATCAACCCTTCGATATTGCCGTGCCAAATATGGTTCGGGAAATTTTTGTGGCGATTGATAAATGGGAAAAACGAGTGGTAGTACAAGAAGTGCAAATTAGTGGTGAAGCACCGCATTTTTTCTTTAATGTGAAATGGTGCGTTGCTGAAGATATTGAACGTCAAATTTATGCAACGGAGTTTGATTATGGAAATAAATAGTCGTTATGACATTACCGTTGTGCCTGAAGATGTTAAGCAGATTCTTGCTGAGACTATCGCAAAATATGAACAAGATACAGGCAAAGTATTACAACCTGCTCATATTGAACGCTTGATTATCAACGTTTATGCCTTTCGTGAAATGTTGGTGCGTAAAGGGATTAACGAAGCATTTCGTCAAACCTTTCCGCAAACGGCAACGGGGATTGCGTTGGATTTGTGTGGTGAAACATTAGGTTGTCATCGCTTAAAAGACAAATCGGCTCGTTGTGTTCTGCGATTTAGTGTACAAGGTGAACACTCGTCTATTTTAATTCCTAAAGGGACTCAAGTTGCTATTACTGATGATCTGTATTTTATTACGCTAAATGATGATGTGATTACACCTTTGATTTCTTACGTTGAAATTGAAGCAGAATGTAATAAGAAAGGGCTGATTGGTAATGAATGGGAAATTGGTCGGATTAAAAATCTCAGAACATCACTTAATACGACCGCCACACTTGAAGTCACTAATATTGATAGACCTAGTGGTGGTTTAGTTGAAGAAAACGACGATGACTACCGCAAGCGGATTCTTGCAGCACCTGAAGCATTTAGTTCTTGTGGCTCTATTGCTGCTTATGACTACCATGTTAGAGCGGTGTCGCAAGATATTGCCGATGTCAATATTGCCACCCCTAAAGGTGGGCTTGTTCGTATCACAGTATTAACTAAAACAGGCTTACCCGATATACGTTTATTAAACGACATAAAAAAATATGTTAGTGCAGAGAAACTACGCCCATTGTGCGATACCGTTGAAGTGATTGCTCCGACCAAACGAGATTATCAAATTCAAGCAGAATTGATTTTACTTGATGGTTATCGTGAAGATATTGTGAAAACCAAGGCTCGTGATGCAATGCAGTTATATCTTTCAGATAAAACTAAAAAGCTCGGTATGGATATTGTACCGAGTGCCATTATTTCGGTATTGCGTGTTGATGGCGTATATGATGTGAATTTAATTTCACCGACAAAAACAATCATTGCTGAAAATGAATGGGCAAACTGTACTGCATTGCGAATCGAAGTAAAAGAGGAACGCAGTAATGGCTAAGTTAGTGTACCCCGACATCATTGTAAATGACCCTAAATATGTGGCTTTAGCGAATTTGAGCAATCAGTTAGATCATTTAAACCACGCTCAAATTATGACAACGATTGTGGAGTTATTAGGTGATGAATTTATTCCACTGTTGGCAGAGAAATGGAGTGTCACAGGCTATGACGGTGAATTTATTGCAGAAGATAACGACTCTAAGCAGGCTCTAATTCGCAATGCGATTGAATTACATCGTAGAAAAGGCACACCTAAGGCAATTCGAGATGTATTACGTTCGCTAGGTTTTGGGGAAATTGAAATAGATGAAGGGCTGAAGGACAGAATTTATGAAAATTCTAAGGTCGTCAATATACCAGCAGATGAACGTTGGGCTCATTATGCTATTCGCTTAAGAGAACCTGTCACTAATGATCAAGCAGTAAACATTCGTAAGGTTTTGAGAAATTTTGCTCCCGCAAGATGTTTATTGGCAGTACTTGATTATAAATCTGTACCGATCAGGTATAACAGTAAGGCTCGTTATAACGGCAAATATAACCACGGTTCAAATTAATTCAACAAAGGACAAAAATAGAAATGGCAGGCTTAAACGAAATAGCGAAATGGGAAAGAGAAGTCTATCAAATTGAAGAAGACGATCCTGTGCTTGGTGGTGTGAAAGGAGTGACTAACAAGCCCCTTAAGCATCTTGCTAATCGTACCTTATATTTAAAACAAGCCCTTGAAGCTGCAGGACAAAAACTGATGCCTAAAAAACTGACAGCAACCACTCGCAACATCGCTGACAGTACAGGGCATACTCACGAGATTGATCTCGCAAGTACCACAACCAAAGGACTTGTTCAACTCACCAACGACACAGGACTAGACTCTGAGTCACTGGCATTAACCGCAAAAGCAGGGAAATATATTGCTCAGTCTGTGGCACAGTTGCAACTTAGTACAACGAATGCACTCAATCAAAAAGTCAATAAAACGGATATCAGTAACGCTGTCAATTCAACATCTCAAACTACGGTGGCATCGTCGCAAGCGGTCAAAACGGCTTATGATTTAGCTAACAGTAAATACACGGCTCAAGATGCCAGCCCAACCCAAAAGGGCTTGGTGCAACTCGCCAATAACTTAACCACCAATGATGCTACAAAGGCGTTGACGGCAGCACAGGGAAAAATCTTAAAAGATGAGATTGATGGGATTGAGATTGGGGGGCGGAATTTAATTAAAAATTCTCGTCTATTAAACGACACTACCCACTGGAATGTAATTGGTGGAAGGGATGTTAGAAATGGAATCGCAGTTTTAAAAAGTTTAGATACATCGAGACAATGGTGCTGGAGGCAAACTTTTGATTTGCCTGAGAAGCAATATACATTTAGTGCTGAGGTCAAACCCGAAAGAACTGCGTTTTATCTCCATCTGTACAATGGGAAGAGCTGGGTTAATTTTCATGCAAGAAATTTGACTCCAGGCATATGGCAAAAAATATCGATTACCTTCGTCAGTGCGATAAGAAACATTTCATTCATTAATCCAGGTGAAGGGCTTATAGAATTACAAAATCCTATGCTTGTCGAAGGCAATAGAGCTATGACTTGGGCTCCAGCGCCCGAAGATTTAACCGAAGAAGCGCTTAATAGTGCACGTCAAAACTATGTTGCCAAAACTGGCGACACAATGACAGGTCCATTGAATATTAACCACGCGAATTCGTATCTCAGAGGAAAGAACAACGGCGTTGATGACTGGTTTGTTGGACGAGTCAGAAATAATGATAACGATGTTGCACTGGTATCCTACCAGTATAGCACAGGTATACACCTCAAGTCCGATAGAGTTGAATCGAACAAACCTATCTATCGAGGCAATCACCTCGTGTTTGACGAAGGAAATTTGCTTCCCGTTCGACAGATTGATTTGCGTTCTATTGCTAATGGGCAAATATCTTTCCAAGATGCTACGCCTGCGCAGTTACCGCTTGGAGCTTTCGTGGGGCTATCTAAAAAATCTCACTTGAATGGTGCGGGCGATGGCTGGATGATGATTAACAAAGGCTGGCCAGATAACTCAGGAGCATTTGCTTGCAATCGTATTGGTATTTCGGGCGATAGAATACGCTTCCAAACTGCAAATAATCTTAATGCTTGGGGGAATGTAATTGAGCTGGCCAATCTCAGTGATTTTGTCTATCAAAAAATCGGCAATTTTGAAATTCGTAAATACCCTGATGGGATGATGATTCAAACCTATTTTTATGATGTAAATGATTTGAAAGAATGGGGAGAAAAGCAATTTACTTGGGCTGTCGCTTTTGCTGATAAACCTATGGTGATACCTAAAGTGGAGCATACCTATGGTATAAACAGAGATGTTGGTAGTGCTATTATGAGAAAAAGCACCAATGCTGTTTGTTATTATAAATTATATGAACACAACAGTGAGGATCAAGGTGACTGTCGAGTGCAATTTTTAGGTATTGGTCGCTGGAAATAGGAGAATACAATGACACTTTATTACAAAAACGGCTTTTATGACGACAGCCACGGCGGCTTTGTACCAGAGGGCGCTTGTGAAATTTCGGCAGAAACCTACCGCTTGTTACTTGAAGGGCAAGCTCAAGGCAAGCTAATTATTGCCGATGATGAAGGGAATCCGATTTTAGTTGAACCACCACCGATACCTATTGAAGAACAACGCCAACAAGTCCGCAACGCCATCAACACCCTGCGAGATAAGAAAATCAACGGCGGTGTTTATGTGCCAGCGATTGACAAATGGATTGACACAGACGCAACAGCAGAGCGTAACATCTTGTCTGTCAAAGCGACGTTTGACCTATTCGGCGACCAAGAAATTCCGTGGACTTTTGCGGATAATTCGGTGGCAATGATTAACAAAGAGAAGCTACTGGTTATTTGGCAGGTGTTAATGGAAGCCAAGACTGGCAATCACGCTAATGCCTTGAAGCATAAGGCGATGGTGGAACAATCTGAAAATCCGCTTGAATATGATTATTCGGATGGGTGGACGCAGACTTATGAGGAATTTGCAGGAGCTGCGAATGAATAAAATCTACCTTGCACTCTACAAAGGCAATGCCAAAAACTGGCGTGAACGGCTTGAAGATTGGTTAATTAAAAAGGCAACCAAAGGGCAATACTCGCATTGTGAAATTGCGATACATAGAAGTCGAATTTACGACCATTATCACCAAGAAGAGTGGTTTGAGTGTTATAGCTCAAGCCCTCGTGATGGTGGTGTGCGTTGCAAAACTATCAACGTATCTGACCGCTCTAAGTGGGATTTGGTTGAGCTACCAAATGTGACAGAGGCTCAAATTAGATTTTACTTTGAAATAACCAAAGGTAAAAAGTATGACCTTTGGGGAGCATTGGGTGTAGTGCTTGGATTTAAGCAACGTGGAGAACGGTTCTTTTGCTCTGAATGGTGTTTTAATGCGATTTTTAACAGCGAACAGGGCTGGCGATTTAGTCCGAATCAGTTGGCTGTGATTTTAAATAAAAAGGAGATGTTGCGATAATGGAAAAAGAGCAAAATGAGTGTAAAGGGGCGGGCTATGTTTAAACAAGCCCCATTGCCTTTTATCGGGCAAAAAAGAATGTTCTTAAGAGTGCGGTGTATTTAGACTGGGGAGGTGTGGACGGCTGGGGTGGGCAAAAGTGTAATATTATTTCATTAAATGAAAAAGCGAGAATAAGAAATTATCTCGCTTTTGGGGTTGCGGTTATGTCGTGCGGTTTTACGATTATGGCATTGATAAATTCCAGTTGTATCAAATTGCTCAATACTGCGATCAGCAAGTGCCAGATGGTTACGGTGGGCAAGAGCCAAGAATGGTGGCAAACTTATGGCTGACAGAACAGCGTGATGCCTATTCCGTGATTTCAGATATGGCGTCGGTTTTCCGTGCGATTGTGGTGTGGAATGGTACGCAATTAACGGCTATTCAGGATAGAAATGCCGATCCAGTCTGTACTTTTACTCAGGCGAACGTTATTGACGGTAAATTTAATCGCCAATATGTCCCGCTTAAGTCCATTTTTACCGCCGTTGAAGTGGAATATGCCGACGAACGCAATAACTATCAAAAAGCGATTGAGTATGTGGCAGACGATGCAATGATTAAACGTTATGGCTACAACGTGAAGAAAATCGTTGCGTTTGCCTGTACTTCTCGTGGGCAAGCTCGCCGTTATGGTAAATGGGTGCTTGAAACTTCTCGCTTAGAGCAATGCACTATCAGCTTTAGCGTAGGGCGTGAAGGGTTACAAGTATTACCGGGTGACATCATTGAAATTGCGGATAAATCCTACGCTAACGTCAATCTTGGTGGGCGTGTGTTGGCCATTAACGGCAGAACCGTTACCCTTGATGCCCCGATTGAAGTCGCTGGCGAAAAGTACCTAAGTTATTTAGTCAATGATAACAACGGACAGCGGTTAGTTCGTCGTAAGATTTCGCAAATCGACGCCCAAAACAAATCGCTTGTCACCTTAGATAGCGAGCCAACAGGCTTACAGGTAATGGATACTTGGGCGTTGCATACCCCGTTAGTCAGTACACAACGCTATCGTGTGCTTGGCGTGGCGGAAAATGAAGACGGTAGCTACGGCATTACCGCATTACAGCACGAGCCACAGAAAGAGCGAATTGTTGATGAAGGGGCAATCTTTACTCCTCTGTCTGAAACACGCCATAAAGTTGAGCCACAATTAACACACTTAGGCGTACAACCGACATTAAGCGGTGATATGAAAGTGTCGTGGGAAGTGACCTCAGGCAATGGCACGGTTAAATATGACATCAAAGTCTTAAAAGACGGGAAGTTGTATCTGTTCAAACGTGATGAATCCAGTAGTGAGCTGAATCTTGCAGATTTAGCAAATGGTGAATACCAAGTCACGATTATCGCACGAGATGCACAAGGGCGGATGCTGAGTGAAAAAGTACAATCCTTTACGATTGACAATCCACCTACACCTAAAAATGTATCGGTATCGGGCGGTTTATCAGGTATTACGCTGTCTTGGGATTTTGTGGACGAAGCCACGCAAACGGAAATCTGGGCAAGTTCAACCAACAACCTAGCCAACGCAGAGCGGATTGCGAAAGTAACCGCAAATATCTACACCCACAATGTAGGTCCACGCCAAACACGCTATTACTGGTTGAGACACACTCGTGGCATTAACGTGGGGGATTGGTATCAACAGCAAGGCTTAAGCGCAGAAACAGGGGCAGATATTGATGGGGAGCTTGCGTTACTGAATGAAAAGCTAAGTCAAAATATCATTGAAGAAGTCTTTGATACAGCGATGCCAGCTCGCAAATTGGAGATGATCAAAACCGTTGCTCGTATTGACAACCCAACGGAAAACATTGGGTATAACCAAGTGTATAACGAAGCTGACGGCAAGTTATATGTTTGGGACGGCAGAAAATACACTGCTAAAGTACAAGCGGTTGATTTAGAAGGAAAACTTGCAAGTAGTCAATTAGACCAAGCTCTTATTACTCAACTTACGACAGCAAGCAGTACCGCCAATAATGCCTTATCCAAAGCTAACACCGTACAAAGTGCGTTAGCTCAAGAGACAAGGGCGAGAACACAAGCCTTGCAAGCAGAGGCGACTGCTCGTGGTACAGCGGTGAGCCGATTGGAGCAAGCCGACCGTAATCAAGCTCAGTTAATCACAACTGCCACAGCCAAAGCAGATAATGCCTTGTCAGGTTTATCTGAAGAACGTCAAGCTCGTATTGCTGGGGATAAAGCACAGTCAGAACAACTGGTAGCTCTGACTTCACGCTTGGGTACGGCAGAAGCAACTATATCTAGTACCAGTCGCACAATAACAACATTAGACGGCAAAGTGCAATCAATGCACACAATCCAAGCAGTATCGATTGCGGGCAATAGAAAAGCACTTGCGGGCATCTCTTTAGGCTCAAATGGAGGAACTGAAAGTTCTGTTATTGTGATGGCCGATAAATTTAACGTTGTCAAAAATGCACGAGATGGCAACGTTAAGCCAATGTTTAGTGTTGTTAATAACAAAGTCGCTATTAACGGTGATTTGATGGCAGATGGCATAATATCGGCTCGAATGATGGCGGCCAACTCAATCGCCGCTGGGAGTATTCAGGGGGGAGCAATTCGGGCAAATCATATTGCTGTAGGGGAGATTTCTGCGGAAAAACTGGCTTCAGAGGCAGTCACTACCGAGAAAATTCGAAGCAACACAATCACTTCCGATAAAATTGGTGCAGGGCAAATTACCACAAATCACATGGTGGCTGGGTCAATAGATGGAAAAATTCTTCGTGCAGGGACGGTAACAGCAGATAAAGTGGTAGCTAGAGTCTCCCTACAATCACCAGTGATTCGAGGGGGGATTTTGGAAGTTGGGAGCCTTATTGGTGGTAACCTCTATGAGGTTAAATCTTTCACACCGGCTGGTCGAAATCAAATGAGCATTACGATCAAGCCTTCAATAGCACAACGATTACTGAAAATGACTTGGGATTATGGTACTGTTAGATTTTCAGGTAATTCTGCTGCTATTGGTGGTACTGGCGATTGGGTAACAAGCATAAAAAATTCAGCAGGTACTGTATCACAGCATTTAAAAGGATTTTACACGCTCGTTATCCCATCTAATACACAGGTAACGTTATCTTTAACATTTAATACCACCCGTATAATGAATCAAATTCTTGTAGAAACAGTTGTTTATTCTGGGTCAAGTTATATACAATAGGTCATACCTTATGACATAGGGGGAAATTATGAAAATCTTGTCTTCAATATCGATGATTGCTTTAGGCGTAACATTGATTGGTTGCGGAAGTGGTGGAGGCGGTGGAGGCAGTAGTGCTAGCAATCCGCCCTCTCAAGTTCCGACAAAGACCGAACCGCAATTACCCACAACACCGCCAACATCTCAGGTTGAAAGTGAATGGAAAGCTAAGATAAGGGAGGCGAAGTTAATTAGGATCGATCATGAGACACTTAGACTTTCTGACGATGTGGCTTTTCCATCTCAGATATTTAATATGGCAGATGAGAAGCTTGGTAAGCTAGAACAAGAGTTAGGGCGTAATTGGGTTCTCAAAGCCTACAACTTACCTTATTCTGCAGTTGGCTATGTATTACCAGCAGATGTCTCAACAGATGAATATGGACGTGTCATTGATAGCCGAGCGAATAATTATATGGCTGAAGTAGTTGGTGCGAGAACGGAAATATTACCAAAAGGCTCAGCGCACTATGAAGGAGTTTCTTTTGGTGCAAATTCTGAGGGTAAATTGAAGCTGTCCATAAACTTCTCAGACAAGACTATTTCTGGTTCGGTGACTGATAGAAAGCTACTTAGCACAAAAGAGGCACTAGCAGATATTAGCTTGAAAGAGGCAAATATTTCAGCTGTTGGAGAACACCATTTTTCAGGTGTTGCGGAATCCCAAGGAATACAAGGTAGCTACTATGGCTCATTTTTCGGTCCAAATGCTGAAGAAGTTGGCGGCATCATTCGAGATGATGCTGGCAATAAGTATGAAGGATTTTCTGGCACTAAATAA